TCCTCATCATCGTCTTCCTCTTCATCTTCCTCTTCGTCTCTTTTCTTTCTTTTATTGGATTTTGATTTTCTTTTAGGTGTATCCTCATCTTCGTCATCATCAACATCTGTTAATGTATCCTCATCTTCGTCATCATCGTCATCTTTAGCTTCATTAAATAAAGCTTCCAATTCCTTATAAGATAAAATTTTCAAAACTTTATCTAAATCACACCCTTCATCCAATATATCCCAATCATATTGTTCTTCTCTTTTTACAAAATCAATACGACCAGCATCTGCAAAAGGTTTACTATTGCCCATAGTAGCAGACAACCATCTTACTTTTAATGATTTACCTTTTTCTGGATGAGGATAATTTTCATCATCTCTATTTTCATCCAATTCTTCAGCTAATAGTTTAGAAAATAAATGTTGACTAACATCAAATATATGAGGAACAGCATCAAATTTTCTAGAACCTAATGGTATTACTAGATATAAACTTCTAGCTTTTGATTTTAACGCATCTGTATCTTTTTTATCAGCACCTTCTTTTATTAATTGATTTCTATATTCACAAATAGGACATTTTTTATTAATAGAAGTTAAACACACAACAGATTCATTAGCAGCACCAATTCCAGTATGTCTGTAAAAAGGTCTAACTGGATAAGGATCACCAACTAATGCTATTTCTTTTTCATCGTTACGATCTGGATGTTTTGGATCAGATACAATATAAGGAATAACATCAAATGTTGTTTTAGAACCTGGAGTAGGACTCCAAGTGCTTATCTCTTTAGGTAGGTTTAAGTACCCAAAATTTGATGAAGCTTTTTGCCGGCTTATTGCAGCATCCGCTACTTTACCACTAAATGAAAAATTTCTTTTTTTCTTTTTTACCATCACTTTAGATTTAAATGTTACTACTTAATTACGTTTTCTTTTTGGTTTCAAAGATTGAGCAACTCTTGCTTTCACTTTTTCTTCCTTTGCTTTTCTTTCTTCTGTTAAATTTCTAGGCATTTTTGGTCCAGCGAAATATTCTTGACCATGAAGTTTTACCAAATTTTCCAAAGCAACTTTTCTAGTAAAACTTATTTCATTCTTAGCTATTTCAGCCATACTCAACTCATATTGAGCGTCCAATAGTTCTTTTTTGGCTTCTTTATGTCTGGAATGTCTTCTATAATAAGATTCAATATCAGCAATATTTGGTTTTTCCTTATTACAAAATTTCATCGGATTACTATTTACTCTGTTCACTAATTCAGCCCTAACTACTTTTACTTTTTCTTCAGCTTCTGAAACAATATTTTTACATTCAACCCAGTGTCTACCATATTTCATGGCAAGTTCGGCTTGATCACACCACTCTATATCTAAAGCAGTATCATCAATCTGGATGTCCCGATCATAGTTGATGTCTTTTTGTATCATAATTTTATAATATAAACTGATAAATTCATAGTGTTAAGATGTTCTTCTATTTTTTGAGGAAACTTATCTTCAATTGCAGTTAAATCTTCAGCAATATTTGGATTATAGTCTTCAAACTCATATCCTTGTGGACCTTTAAATAAGTCACCTAATCCACTAAAATTAAACATATGGAAAAGAGTTCTTGCTTCTGCAACTGTTTCAACTTTTAATGTTAAGTCAAAAGGAACAAATTCAGCTTTTTTTTGTGGTTTTTCTTTATTAATTTCTGCTTTCATGATTATTTATTTTTAATTATTGAATAACACGCATATATAACTTGAGAAAATCCTGAATTATAGAATGGTTCCATAAATTCCTCCATTATTAATCCACATATTGGGTTATCTGCTTTTAATAAAACACTTTGACAATATCCTAAAACTGATCTTCTAATATTTTCTGGTTCTTGATCTTTTAGACCTGTTAAAATAGTTCTGACCTCTTTCCAAGATGATCCTTTTCTAATTAAAGCACGGCATAATTCAATAGATTCAGTAACTTCTGCTGCAGCTTTCTCTGCCATCTGTTTCCTTCTTTCTTCCGGTACAGAAAAAACTTGTTCCAATATTTGAATAGCATTTCTAGGATGTCCTTGAGAATCTTGTATTATTTGCTCATATACTTCTTCATCCAAATTTTCCTCTTCTCTTTTTACTATTCTTCTTAACAAACTCTTCATCTCATTATCTGATAAAAGAGATACTTGAAATTGCTGACAACGTCCTTTTATTTCTTTTATTAGTTTTTGAGGTTGAGTAGTACATAGAATAAAATAAACATGATTTGGTGGATCTTCCAATATTTTAAGTAAAGCATTTTGAGCATCGTTAGTCATTTTATGACATTCATCAATAAGCCATACCCGACTTTTACTATCAGGGTACATTGGGGCATAACTACTATTTTTTCGTATTTCTCTAATAGTATCAATTCCACGAAAATCAGCTGAATCTATTTCATGAAAATCAGGAGTATAACACTCTAAAAGTTTAGCTAAAATCCTTCCAATAGTAGTTTTTCCACATCCAGTTGAACCATAGAATAAAAAGGAATGAGGACATGTCTTTATATCAGTTAACATAGTTTCTAAAGCAGAAATAGTATCTTGATTACCTTTAATTGTTTTGAAACTTCTTGGACGATATTTATGGTATAAGCTCATAATTTATAAGGTTTTATATATGTATTATACAATTAATTTTTTTAATTAAATTTTGCTTTATCAGCCCAAGAACCATCTATTGGGCATAATTCTATATCAACATCCAATGGAACATTAATCCATTTCCAAGCTTCTCTTAAATCAGTACAAGTAACTCTTTTTATTAATTTAATTGCTCTATTTAATTCACTAGGATGAAGGTCTATTAAAATAGAGTCATGAACTTGTCCTATTATTCTAGATTTCCACCCACCTTTTATGAAGATTTTATTCAATTGTATGAAAGACCAAAGTAAACAATGAAATGCTGCTCCTTGTATTGGATAATTAATCACTTCTTTTTTATTCATAACTCCACTACACCTAAAACCTGTATAAAGATCAACATAACCTTTTTTCTTATACAGATTCCACCAACGTTCTTTCCATTTAGCGTAATGAGGGAAACGATCACGCCAGAATATTTTTTCTAATTCTTGTAAATGCTTTTCAAACTTTTTTAATGAAGTTAATCCATTATTAATAAGATGATCTGATAAAGTTCCTTCAGGCATTGGTATTCCTTCTCCCTCCTTCCATCTTCCTTGAGATAATTTCCCCCAGTCACATGCTAGACCAATTGCACAGTTTTTATAATAATCTCCATAAAACTCAGGAAATACAAAACCATTTTTAGTGGCATCTCTTAATACTTTATGTTCTGGTATAGATTTATTAAAGTTTTTTATCATAAATATCTGTTTAGTTATATCCGCATGGAAGTCATGCCCATCATGAAGATATTTAAGCATAGTAGGGTCTTTATGATAACAAGCTGCAACTCTTACTTCCAATCCACTATAATCTAATTCTAAAAATTGATGTCCAATTCTAGGATATAAAGCTTGTCTACATAATTTCATTGATTCTTCATCTCTATTAGGTATATTTTGAAAGTTAGGAGAATCAGAAGAACTTCTATATGTTCGTGGTAAATGTAAATTGAAGAAAGGATGTAAAATACCATCCACTTGTTCTTTAGCAAAAGCATCTAGATAAGTATCACGAACTTTTTTTAATTTTTGAGCTTGAAGAAGAATATCAAGTTCAGGAATATTCATTTGAGATAAAGCATCATTATCTGTTGATCCTTTTCCGGTATCTGTTTGTTTTTCTATTTTGATCTTTTTTACATTATACAAGAAATGAGATAGTTGTTCATGAGAATGTATATTTACTTTACCTTTAGCTGAATGCTCCCAATGTTGATATAATTTAGAATCTTTGAATTTTTCTTCTAAATGAAGAATTTTTTTGGTAAGGAATTTTTTCTTGCGTTCAACATATTCCATGTCTACTCTAAATCCTGCTTGTTCTGCATCAGCAAAAGCCAAAGTACCATCGTGTAAAAGATGATAAGCATCTAAAGTATTTGGGTTTATTTTCATTCTTTATAAACCTCCTAATAATAACCAAATGATGGCAATTAAAATAGGAATCATTATAATTCCGCATCCTACTTGTCCACATCCTTTTGAACAGCCTTCTAAACCTTCGGTAATGTTTTCCAGGTCTTTTGTAAAATTACTCATAATAATTTAATTTTTAGTTATGTACAATATATAGTAAATTTCCTATCTGGAGTTACGAACTCAGCTAACCCATATCTTTTACCAGTTGCACCACATTCAAGACACTTGTATTTGTTGAATCCTCCTTTCTCGGTAACTAGGCTGACTTTTTCCCAATCGTGTCTTATTCTGGCTCTTTTATGTGAATTTCTTACTCTTATTACTTTTCTTGGAAATTCACCTTTTCTGAGAGATTGATTAAATC